TTTTAGTTTATCCAAAAGAGATAAAAAAGGATATCATATTTATAAATTATAAATAAAATTAGAGACAAATATGTGGGTTCAATTTATGTTTTCTTGACGCAAATATCTATAAAAAAAGGGCTTAAAAGAATAACATAAGATAATATAGAATGCCTAAAACTATAATGGATTATAGCAAAACGATTATGTATAAGATTGTATGTAATGACTTGAATGTAAAGGAATGCTATGTAGGACATACTACAGATATGACAAAACGAAAATGCGCTCATAAATCACGTTATAATAACGAGAAAGATAAAGGACACAATCTTAAAATATATCAAATTATTCGTGAAAATGGTGGATGGGACAACTGGACTATGCTCTTAGTCGAAAAATTCCCTTGTAAAGACAAATATGAAGCGTGTAAAAGAGAACGAGAAATATTTGAAGAATTGGGAGCAAAAATGAACACAAGAAGGCCTTATTTAACACAAGAAGAACACAAAGAAGAACTAAAACAAAATAACAAGCAATATCGTGAAGAACACAAGGAAAAAATCAAGCAATATCGTGAAGAACACAAGGAAAAAATCAAACATTATCGTGAAGAACACAAAGAAGACAAAAAGCAATATGATAAACTATATCGCGAAGAACATAAAGAAAAAGTAGAATGTGAATTTTGTGCTAAACTTATAACCAAATACAATATGTCTCATCATATAAAAATCTGTAAATCAAAATAAAATTAGAGACAAATATGTGGGTTCAATGTGCATTCCCGTTTCAATTTATAAATCATTATTTTTTCTTGAATCGTTTTAAATTACCTTTATCTTTAATCTTTTGTTTTGCTTTGACTTGCTTTTCTAATTGATTTTTAGATATTTCTTTTACGGTCAATGGTGTATCTTTTGACACACGCTTGGTTGGACGCAATACTGGATATTGTCCTTTCTTTGCTACATTCTTCCAGTCTTCTTTGAACCATTGGGTCAACCCGTCTTTTGGTTTTTTACCACTATAAGTCCCGCCACGGTCTTTATAAGTCTTTACAATCCAACCGCTCTTATAGGCTCCGTGTGTTTTGTATTTTTCGTCTGCTTCTTTTTTAACTCTCGCATATAATGCTTTATCGTTGGGAATATTACTCATATATATGGTAATATATTTTTATAAATCACTATCGATAAATGTATCCAAACTATGCTTTTCTAATAAGTCAGAGTCTTTATCTTTATGGTTGTATTCAAATAAATTACCAAACGCCGTTTCTTTATTAGCATGTGCCGATACTATATCTTTTTTAACTCTATGAATATTTACCTTATCATTTAATTGTTTTTTTATTTTCTTGTCTGTTGGTTTTATGGATTCGTGAAATGGTAAAGTATAACCTGGATTGAATACATGTGCTACCTTGGTTCTGTCTCTTATCGATTTACTTTGCTTTAATGTATTCAACGCAATAGATCCTCCAAGCGAATGTCCACCGAGTGAATAATCTTTATCGTCGTCGCCATATTGTCGCATTATATCTCTTGTTTTTTGTCTCCGTTCTTTAAATTGTGGATTAATACGCTGAACGCCAGTAGCTAATGCTACATCCGAAATTATGTCTCTTGGACTATTTACATTCGTGCCAGTATAATTTATATGGATATTATTACCCCGTTTAGCGGTTAAGACATCTTTATCCGTGTTCGCTTCATCTAATTCATAGCCAAACCTTCCCAGTTTTCTTTTCACCATCTTGTTCGCTCTTTCCTTATTAGGCCGTTGTTGGTATATATAATGTATGTTTGCTATTTTAGCACTTTCATTCATAGTTGGAAGCATCTATACAATTTATTTAGAAATAAAAATATTTCCATTCTATAAATGAGTGTCAGTCTATGTATACCCACTTATAACCGCAAAAAATTTGAGAAGTTAATTCAACACAACATAAATATCCAAACCTATTATAACATTCAGGAAGTAATTATTTTAGACGATGGCGATGATGAACCGTTATGCATCCGTACCAAATACCCTATAAGATATTATAACGTTCCAAGATGTTCGATTGGAGACAAAAGGAACGCATTGGTTAAATTAACGAATACAGATTATGTGGCGTTTATGGATACAGACGATATGTATGATAAAGATTATATTGGTTATTCTATTTTTGAAATGGAGACAAATGATAAATCAATTGCTGGAAGTGCAGATATGATTGTTGTAGAGGGTTCTACTTTTTATAAACAGCGTTGTATGTTTTTACATATGTTAAATGAGGCAACATTAGTATTTAAGAAAAGTTTAAATCCACAATTTGCGTCTTCTAATTCAAACGAAGCCGTTCCTTTTTTACAACAACATTTAGGAGATATTATAGAGACAAATATTAATCGTTTGATGTGTTGTATAGCACACGACCACAATACGATTCCTAAAAAACAATGGATACAAGACCAATACAAGACCAATCATTTGTCTCAATATAATACACATTTACAAATAATATCTTCTATAAATGTATAATGTCGCTACATCAAATGACACAGAAACTCACGCCACAACAAGCCAACATAATCCCCGCAGGTAAATTCATATATACAGATGAAACGTTCCAACTAGAACCACCCAAATATGTTGAAGGCGAAGCATTTGCGAGAATGGGCAAAGAATTAGTTCCAGCACACTTTTCTTACGGACATCACAATCCCAATTTTACACCCATGGCTTCTCCAAGTTTGCCGATGAATTACGGCACTTATATCTATAATAGCGTAACTGGTTATCAATAAAAAATAATGTTATAGTATATGACTTACACCCTCGACACACCGTATAGCAATCAAGTTATTTTTTTAAATAGTCAAAACTCAGTGTTGAAAACAATAGACGGAGTAGGACAATACCAATACAACTTCCAAACACCAATCCAGTTACCCATTAATTGTGAAATGCTTATATCGGTTACAGACGCACAAATTCCCAATATTTTTCCTAATGTTGGCTCCACTAATAATAAAATAAGTTTTTCAGTTCCCATTTTTAGTATGTTTTTCACAATCACCATTCAAGAACCCGACGGGACAACTGACCGAGCCTATAATGTGAATGAATGGTTGGCGTTTGTAAATGAACAAATATATATCGAGTCTTCGGGACGTTTTAGTTTATACGGCTCGTTCCAATCCACAATGTCAAAAATTCAATGGTTTTGTGATTTTGCGTTTCAAATTATAGATACACCTAATTATCCAACCACTTGTTATGATCTCATAGGATTTAAGAAAGATACACATAATCAAATTATATACGAATCGAATGAAATATTGTTGTCGTCTATTGTTAACCCGTCCTTCCATATAACCATGCCGTCTTCTGTAAACTTTGCTGGTACAAGATTTATATTTGTGAAGTTTAATAATATAAGTGTTAATAATTTAAATAGCAATGGTATCACCGATAATGCTATGGTTAGAATAGACAATAACGCCCCATTTGGTTATATGATATTTTATAGACCGAGTGAAGTCCAGCGCTTTATTATTAGGAAACAAACCATCAATAATATTTCATTTTCTTTAACGGATACACAAGGCAATGAACTAAATATATTTAGCAACGATGCACAAATTACTTTAAAGATAGAATACATGTATAAGCCAGAAATGCGTTCCATGGAAGAAGGTACGATTAATTATGAACTCCGTAAGTTGTCTCAAGTTCCAATGACAAAAGAAGCAATTGAAGGCGCATATAATCCCGAGACTAACGAATTCATTAGGGAATAAAATAAATAATAACTATTTAGTGTATATGCGTCTTGGATTAAAGAAACCTCACATGAATCGTTTAGGACTAAAGAAATCAGCTCACACTATGATGCGTCTTGGATTGAAAGCATCTGACATTGCTCTTGCCGCGGCGCCCGTAGCTCTGTTAGCTGGTCCCGAAATGGCACCAGTTGCTGCCGCATTAGAAGCGGGTGGTGGAGCGGGAAAAGCCGTATTTGGTTTAGGAAGCAAAGTCGTTTAATAAAAATCAAAATTAAGAATCAATTTATAATAATATATATGGTATTATTATAATGTCTTCGGCCCCTGATGCTATGTCGGAATCACTCAACTACCCAATGATGAAACGCCGAGCAGTTGCTTCACGTTCTTATCGTGTAAAAATCAGTCCGAACAACGGACAAACCTTTCGTGATGGACAAACCGTCAATATTGACATGCCTTCCAACCTTGCTGGAACATATTGTAACTGGAATCAATGCTATTTGAAATTTAACGCTAAATCTACTGGTGCTGCTAAGCTTGACCGCTGTGGCGCTGCTGGACTAATTTCACGTGTCCAATGTATGACTGCTGGATCCCAGATCTTTGATCTTCCAAACTGGAATGTGCTTATGACTATTCTTATGGATACGGATTCGTCTCCAGCTTTCAAGGCGGGTGTTGGTAACGTGCTTATGGGAACTCTTGGCGGGACACAAAGTGGAGAATCTCTTGCGACTGCGGATGCTGGTGCGACTTATTGCGTACCATTTGTGCTACATCCATTCGGTATGTCTACTCCTCATCGGCTCATGCCATTATTCTCGTCTGCTCCAGTTCAATTTAAACTGACTTTGGAATCGGCTGCCGTTGCTTCCAAAGGTGCTTCCACTCAGATTGACTTTACTGAAGTTGAATTGGTTTGTATATTTACGGAATTAAGCCCGGGCGCTCAAGCCCAAGTCGACCAAATGAGTGGTGGAGTATATAATATCCTTGCTTCGTCTTACCAAAACGTTGGCACTACTATGGTTGCTAGTTCAACCGCGGTAACGGCGAATCTTGGTATTAGTGTATCGTCTTTAGAACGTGTAATTGTTTGCCATCGTCCAAGTGCTACTGTCACGGCTGTAGGTGCTTATTCGCTTGGCAATCGCATTAAAAATAGTTTGAGTGAATATTCTATTTTCGTCAACGGCGAACAATACCCAGCCCGTCCTGTGAAGGTGGAAGGAAAATGTGCCGAAGCTTTGGCGGAGTTCCTACTATCTGACCATTCGCTTGTGAATTTTGATAAACAATCGTCTTTCAATATTGCGGTTACTGGTGCTGCGGCTAATCTTAAATCTAATGGTCTTGACGGGCAATCCGCTAATGGTATTATTCACCCATACCAAGCCGACCTTGCTGCTGGAACGGAAGACGGTTCTACCCCTGCTTCGGCTTCCAATATTGGTTCTTTTATTACCGCAATTGAAATGGAAACTGGTTTGTCGGATGGTCGTTCGCAACGACTTTACTCGGGTATTAGCACTATATCCTCCACTGTAAATTATCGTGGTGTGTATGCCAGTACTTCGGTTGCTGCCCAGCTCGATTTCTATGCACAGTTTACTGTTCTGATGTCGCTTAACAGCAGGGGAACGAATGTGTGGAGCGTCTCATTGTGAATGTAGTCAAAGTTTAATTTATAGGTAATTTATCTACAAATTAAATCGTTTTTTAAAGTCAGCAATAGAGGCTTCTTGTGTTGGTAAATTCCAAAGTATCCAACGAGACAAAGCCCCAGCCGAAGTAGGATCATTCCAATTTTCATTGACTCTATGCCTTGCTAAATACGATGCCTTTTTTTCTTTAGCAAGTTGTTTGTCTTGTTTAGAATAAATAGTAAAATCCATCATTCCCGCAGAACCGAAGTGTGTGGTAATCGTTCGCCCGTTGTCTCGCTCAAAGGTTGCCATCAGCTTTTTGTCATTATTGGACGAGGGTTTAATAGACACAAGCCTCATATATATTACAAAGAAAAAGGATTCTTGTTCAATCAAATTTAACAATAAACTCGCCTTCCGTAATCTTTAGGGGTGGAATACGATTATCAATTACTTTATTTTCTTCTTCGGTTGACTTCGCTAAAATCTCGTACACTTCATCGGCAAATCCTGGAAAGCGTTCTTGGTAATAATCCGGGCCATATACTTCATAGTTAACACTATTCCAGTCTAAATTATCGTAGCATTCTTCGTCAGCACAATAGTCCAATAGTCCATCAAACATTTTATTAAAGTTGTCTGAATCGTGTTCTACCCATAATCCCTTGTTGCCATCGTTTAACTCGTCGGCAGATGGAATGTTAGCTGTGTCTCGCTTGATTAAGTTTTTAGTATTGTGAATAATAGTCTTAAACTCCTCTTGTTGTTTTAGGGACAAAATGTCGCTTTCCTCCATATAATAGTTAAAATATTTTATTTTTTTCTTTTACTATGTATATAATGAATCCCATGAGTGACACCGAAAGCGAACCCGACCAAAACGCCCCTATTGTTGAATCTTTAGAAAAAACAAAACCAAAACAATCGCCTAAAAAGGTTAAAGTAGCCGAAGAACCAAAAGCCGAAGAACCTCCTCCTAAACAAAAACGGCAACCGACCGAACGACAATTGGAAGCATTAGCCAAAGCACGAGAAAAAAGAGCATTAGCACGTAAGGCGAAATCTGAAAATCAACCTGTAGAAAATGTAGAGCCAAAAAAAGAAGTAAAGATTGAAACGCCTGATCCTGAACCTGTTGTTGAAAAGAAAAAAAGAACCTACAATAAGAAAGCGAAAGCCCCTGAGCCTGAGCCTGAGCCTGTTGTTGAAAAGAAAAAAAGAACCTACAATAAGAAAGCTAAAGCCCCTGAGCCTGAGCCTGTTGTTGTTGAAAAGAAAAAAAGAACCTACAAACCTAAAGCAGAAGTTGCGAAAATAGATTTTGTTTAGATTATATATATGAGTCTTAACATTAAAGAACAACCAAATAAAAAATTAAAAATTATCAACACGGCAAACAATTTAGACAAAGTATTAGCAGATGACTTACCTGAACCTTTACCAAATTATAGTGGATTCAACTGGGTTATCGCTGGTGCATCGGGTAGTGGTAAAACAACCTTAATGACTTCTATCATGTCGCAACGGAAAAAGAAAGGAAAGCGCCAATCCTATAGAAAAGTATTTGATAAAATATATATCATTAGTCCTACTTTAGGGCAAGGCAAGAGCGCTAAAAACGACCCTTTTTTAGATGTCCCGGGCGTCCAAAAGTTCAAGGAGTTTAATTTAGAAAACATAAATGAAATATACGAAACATTAGAAGCCAACCGAGATGATGATTTACATAGCGTTTTGATATTAGATGATGTAGGAGCGCAAATCAGAAAGAACGCCCAAGCAGAAAAAAAACTGACTTCTTTATTACAAAACCGTCGTCATGTGTTTACCAGCGTCTTTACATTAGTCCAACGATTTAGAGATTTACAAACTGGATTAAGAGCAAATATGTCTCACTTTTGTACCTTCAGACCAAAAAATGTATTGGAGGAGGAGGCCATATGTACTGAACTGATGCCTTTCCATAAGAAAAATTGGAGACAAATTATGGATTATATTTTTGATAATGACGATAAATTTTCTTTCTTGATGATAGATATGAGTCTTAAGAATACCAACAAATATTTATACTATAACAAGTTCAACCCATTAGACATTAACGAATCATAGCGGGGTTCCGCCCCCGCGCGACGGGTTGTAAAGGGCAGAGCCTTTTATCCATTAGACATTAACGAATCATAAACATTATATATTATATAATCTACTTATATCATATATGCCTCCAAAGAGAAAGAAACGATCGAAATCCATGCCTAAACAAAGTCAATCACAAAGGCAAAGTGTAGTCGTGAATGTTGGAACATCTAAAACTAAATCTAAACCTCGTAAATCAAGAGGTCGTGGTGGATTGCCTCCGCCAAGTTACATGCATAATTTAGCACCAACCTTTGTTACGCAACAAGCCACTGACTATAATCCAGTCATTGGAGCCATAGCGAGTTTAACATCACGACTACAACAAGAACCCCGTATACAACAACCAGTCACGCCGTTAAGTTCAGCAACATCTTTTAGTACCCAACAAGCACAAGCAATGGCTGGACAAATGGCAGAAGAACGACGAGAAGGACCTACCGCTGGAAACTTTCAATCACCCCCAAGTCAAGTAAGAACGGAAACACCTCCTGAAGAACCCATTACATCAAAAATAATTTTTACACCAAAAGAGAAGAGAAAGAAAAAAGGGTTTAAACCAATCGTAAAACTTGGAGGGGAGAGAAAGGGCGAAACGTTGGATATAACGGATAGAGAAGCAGATGAATATATTACACAGCAATTGGTGAACCCTAAAGAAGGTGGTGGTGAAGAAATTCCTCAAGCAGAAGCACGAGCCAAGCGTGGACGACCACCAAAGGGTATTCAACAAGCCGTTCCAGTTAATCCAGTACAACAAGCACAAGCAGAAAAACCAAAAAAGAAACCCCCCGCAGGACAAAAAGATGTGGATAAGTTGTTTAAACCCAAATTTAAAAAATAAAATATTTAGGAAATATATATGTCTCAACCAAACCCCCAAATTAAAATTATTAGTGCACACTCGATATTCAACGAAAACGCTATCGTCTTATCGCAAAAATTTAAATGGAAATTAGAAACCGATTTTGACCCTCAAGCAAACGACTTGTATATTGTATACGGCGCTCATGAACTTGCTCACCAATTGCTAGAAGTCCAATTTAGGAAAAACAACTCCTTTGGTTATATCATTATGAATAGCGAACAAACAGAGTCACAATTCTTAAAAAATAAATATTATTTGTCTCTTATGAAAAGAAATATAGTATTTGATTACAACACACTCACGACCGAATACTTGAAAGAAAACCACGGCATTAAAGTCTTATCTTATTTTTATTTTGAGTTTATGAAGTTTAATATAGAGACAAATGATAGACCATACGACGTAGCATTCATTGGCTCTAAAAACGAACGACGTGAAGACTTCCTAAACTTAATACAAAAACAATATCCCGACTTGAAGGTATATGTGGATTTTGAATGGAAACATAGCAACGCCGAATCACTCACGAAAATCCTACAACAATGTAAAGTCGTCTTGAATATTCCTTATTATAAACATAACCCATTAGAAACACACCGGATCAACAAGGCTTTATCGTGTGGTTGTGATGTCATTAGTCTTAACTCCGCAGAAGACGATGCGAATAACTTTTATAAAGACTATTGTGTGATGAGCGATGACCTTGTTGGAGCCGTCGGCGCTTACTTTAAGGAAAAACCAGTAAAGAAATCCTATGAAGAACTTATTAAGAATTTGTCTCAAAAGTTTAATCCGCATATGTGCTTTATTATAGATCACGTCCATAAAAAATTGTTGTCTATATCTAATGGAGACAAAGAAGAAACTTTACACGAACCGACCGCCACAGATGCACACGTGTCCGCCGACGAAGAAACGGAAGTCGCATTGGGAGACAAAGTTTGAAAAAGATTATCCTTTTGTAAAATGGACGCCTCGTGATTTATCTTTAAAATTTATGATACCTATACATATCATAAGACCACTTATGGAAAACAAAGCGGAATGTATTAAATATATTTATAGCGTGGTTTCGCCCCCGCGCGACGGGTTGTAAAGGGCAGAGTCTTTTATATTTTATATAAGTGTATTATATAATGTATCAAGTGCCTCTTGGTGGTATAGGATTTACAAGCAATGCTGGTTCTTTAGGGACAAATATAAATGCCTCAAATGCGTCAATAAATAATTTATCCGTAACATCCGCCACTATGGGACAATTAAAAGCAGCAATTTTTGAACCAACCACGTTAAACACAAGTATCATAAACGCCTCACAAATCAACTTACCGCCTGACTATATTATACCTTTTTTAAACGTAAGTCAGTTAATAGCCTTCACAGAGTCGTTTGTAGATTTATCGGCAATCAATGTGTCCGCCACCCGTATAACCGCAACAAGTGTAATAGCGCCTAACGTCCAACCAACCTTAACCGCAGGAAACAATATTGATATTTGTGGAAATGTTATATCGTCAACTGGCGTTTTACCAAGTGTAGGAAATTTTACAGAAATAAATACCTCCACCATAAACGCAAGTAATCTATCCACAGCCGACTTAAGTATTGGTTCTAACTTAACTTTAACGAATAAGTTATTGAATGTAAATAGCACAGCAAATGTCACACAAAACTCGGGCGACTTGATTACAAGTGGAGCAGTGTATAGCGCGTTGAATGGAGCAGGGATTGGAGATACCAGAAATTTAACCAATATGGAAATATATAACAATCAAAGCGAAAAACCTATTGTCATTGTCAATACTGAAGTCAATCCTGGGCAAACAAAAAATATTATGCAGGCAACCTATTTTGTTAAATTTGGTACCGACTCTATGGTATCCGCGAATGTTTTTTTTCCTTATGAAGTGGCAGGACACGGTGGAGACAAAATAGAAGCCCGTATAAAAGTCCTATATGAAAATGGCTCAGTCATTACGATTGCGTATATGGAACAAATATGGGTAGATGATAAAGGTGGCGGAACGCGCTCGGGCACACTTTGCCCTCTACAAGGGGCAATGAAAAGCAACACCACGGGTAGTTTAATTATTTTTGTAGAAATTACCAATCGTTCATCAGAGAGTAATGACGCGTTTCGTTTAGTACAATCAAACCTCGCTTCGTTTGTAGTATCCGAATCGTTGGTAAATGATTCAGTGAGTGATTTAAATTTAAATACAGGCAGCATACAAGCAGACGAAGCGAACTTTAACAGTTTATCCATTTTACAAGGTTCGCCTGCAGGACAAGCCGTTATCGGACGAACTCAAATAGGGAATGATGGACACAGCGATAGGATGGCTATATCTATCAACGGTAACACGGGAGCAACCAATTACGGGTTCGCACAAGTAGCCAATGGCCAAACCATTATGAACGCTCAATCGACATCGACCTCCAATAGTTTCCGTGTAGAGGATGTAGAAGTAGCCTCTATCAACTATATAGGTTTAGCCATTGGTTACGAGGACGCCTTTTTTCCTTTGACCGTTAGCGGTGATGCCTTTATTGAGGGTATTGCTTTTATATCAGAAGTAGATTCGGCTTATGTAGATGCCGTAAATTTAAGCGGTGTAAATGTAAGCATAACCAATCTCTCTTCTACAAAGGCATCTATTGATAATTTATGCGTAGCCAATATTACTATAACGGGCAACATAACGGCGAATGATTTGAACCTATCTACTGGGAACCTTGTTCCAGGGGACAATATAACCATTGAAAATAATGTTATATCCGCTTATTTGTCTTCAAATAGTCAAGCAAATCTAAACAGCTTACAAGTAGATAATAATTTAGATGTGTTCGGTGTTTTAAATGTAAGTCAAACCAGTACCTTCGCCAGTTCTTTGAACGTGTCTAATAATCTGTATGTGGGAAAATCGGGACAACACGCTGGGGACATCGTTTTATATAGTGGAGTAGTCGGCAACAACTTCGTCCAATCGTTTAATAGTTCAGGCTATGAAGTCAATATATCGGTTACTGGCAATAGTTCGGCTATTAACTTTTTTGTTGGAAATCAACCTTGTTTGGAAATAAGAAACAACG